AAAAAGTTTATCGTATTTTATTCTCAAACAGGAAACGCTTCTAAGTCTGCTAGAGACGCAGGATATTCAAAAGAATCAGCCAGATTGATAGGTTGCGAAAACTTAACAAAACCGAACATAAAGCCAATTATAGATTGGATGACTAAGTATATTATTGACAACGCACTTGATACAAGCATTTGCGATACACGTGAGCGCGTTCAGATACTTTCTGAGATAGCTAGGTCAGACTTAGCGCAATTCACTTTAACGGGCGATGTAATTGATTTAACGGCTGATGGTTCTAATTCAGCGGTAGTCAGAGAGTTAACAACTACGACAGATGATAACGGTTCGTTAATCACAAAGATTAAACTATACTCTTCAGTTGATGCAATCAAAGAGCTTAATAAAATGGATGGTTCTTATAGTGCTGATAAAGTAAGGCACGTTGATAAAGATGATAATGATGTGAAACCAGTTGCACCTGTTCAAATTGTTACAAAAGCAATGAGCGAGCAAGAGCTTTTGTTGAATCATAAAAGATTACTATAAAAATGGATAGATTACATATAGCATCAAAATACTATAAGCCAGTTATAAACTCAAGGAACAGATACTTGATTTTATATGGCGGGAGGTCTTCCAGGCAAAACACATATTGTTGCTCAAAAAATGGCCCTTATGTGTCGAACAGAACCGCACTTTAAAGGCGTTTTAGTTCGTCAAGTTCACAATACAATCAAAGATTCTCAGTATTCTAAGATAGTATCAGTAATCAATGATATGGGATGGAGTAAAGAATTCCACATCATAAAATCACCGCTTGAGATCACCCACAAAGCAACAGGTAATAAAATAATTGCCCGTGGTCTTGATGACCCTGAGAAGCTTAAATCTCTTGATGATCCTACTGTTGTTTGGGTTGAGGAGGCTACCGAGGTAAACGAGCAAGCTTTTGTAAAACTTGATACTTCTATACGTTCATCAAAGCCTGGGACGTTAAAACAAATGATAATAACGTTCAATCCTGAAGAGGAAGAACATTTTATTAACTCACGCTTTTTCCCTCCTAAAGTTTCTTATGAAAAAGAAGATGGTTCTCATACTTATATAAAATCATTAGAGCCAAAGACTTTAATCTTTCACTCTACATTTGAACATAATGACTTCTTATGCGAAGAAGATAAAGAGACGATTACAAGACTTGAACGTGCGTATGGTGTTGAGTCAAACTACTATAAAGTTTATGTGAAAGGTCTTTGGGGTAATGCTCTTAAAGGTAGAATATTCGAGAATATTAAATTTGTTGATAAGTTCCCAGATCGTGCAGACTGTAAAAAATATGGTATTGGCCTAGACTTTGGTTTCACAAACGACCCAACAGCAATAATAGAATCAGCACTCGCCCATGGAGAATTATGGTTTAGAGTTATGGTTCATAAAACAGCATTGCATAATAGAAAAAATCCTCAACGCCTAGATGAGCCATCAATCGAATCAGAATTAGAACGAAATGAGGTAGATAAAAGAACTGAAATAACAGCTGATTGCGCAGAGCCTAAATCTATATCTGAGATTAAATCATGCGGATATAAAATAAGTGGCGTAAATAAAAGCAAAGATACCGTTGAAGGCGCTTTGATGCAAATGAAAGGTTATGCGATTAATATAGTCAATTCACCAACTATGGAAAAAGAAGCAAAACATTATAAGTATCAATTGGATAAAGAAGGCGAACCAACCAACAAGCCAATTGATGCATGGAATCATGATTGGGATGCTGCTAGGTATTGGTTCATGGAAAATGTAATGAAATCAAAGAAACAATTCCGTTCTCACACGTTTTAGCTATTGCCTTTACTCATTTTTAGTATAGAATTAAGTAACCTAAAAAAGGAGAGGTGAGGATGAGTAACAAACCAAAAGATGTAGAAACATTCAAAATGCGTGTAATTGTAGATGACAAGATAGTTGATGATTGTATTAAATTAAGAATAGATTGTTATTTCAACAAAAAAATAATAAGCAAAAATGAAGTCACCGATTTAGTTCACAATTTCAATGAAGAGTTAGAAATAATGTTCGGTAAAGGAAAGGTGGAGAGATGAAAGAATTTACAAAAAGTGATTTGAAGACAGGGATGGTTGTTGAATTAGGTGGATATGGGATATATTTAGTGTTGAGAAATACTCCTGTTGGGGGTGTATTAGTTAAAGATGATGAATGGTTGGATTTAGACGGATTCGGAGAAAATCTAAAAAGGAAGAATGGATCAGAGTGGGATATAACTCAAGTATTTAGTCCATCACATGCCCATCAAATGAGATTTAATGATTTCAATCAAATGGAAATGATATATGATCGCTATAAAAAACCGAATCACAGAAAAAGATTGAATCCCTTGAGAAGCAAATTGAAGAAATGAGACAGACAGTTCAAGAACTAAAAACAATGGAAATTGCTGATGAATAAGCAAAATGGATATATAATGACAGAAAAAGAACAATTTGTAAAAAAAAATAACGGCAAACTATTTGTTAATTACTGCAATGATAATGCAAAGCCAAGTATTGTTGCTATAACTGGTTTGAATCAATATGGTGATATTTGTATCACTAAAACAGAAGACTCGCAACCTTGTATTGCCGATATTAATAACCTAAAAGAATACGATGAATCTGAGTTTCAAATAGCATTCCATGAGCGATCTATTTTTGAACTTGAGAGAAGTTTAAAATATCACAGAAAAGAATTATCTAGTTATAAATAATGATAAAAAGTTAATTATAGGAGAGTAAATAATGATTACAGCAACTAGAAAAGAGATTACAGACGCTTTTAAAATGTGGAATGTATCTTACTTAGAAGACAGAAGTAAGTATAAAGGAGATACTGAAAACACAACAGAGTATGCAGAAAGACAAGCGGACGAGTTAATTGAGTTTATAAATAAAGCACATGGAGAATAAATAATGGTTACTTGTTTAATTATTGCGTGTGTGGTGTTGGTTGTGATGTTAGGTGTACTGTTTAATTTCTATGCATGGTGGAAGAAAGAATGTAAAGAAAGTTGGAATTGCAATTTTAGAAAGGATGACGAACTAAAGGAATATAAATCAAAACTCTACAAAATCAAAGCCGAGAAAATGGCTGGCAAATTTCTTGAGACTACGGTTGTTTTTAAGGCTCCAGATGGATCACTGCAAGAGGAATCGTTTGATTCGGATAAATTCGACACATGCTCTTATTCAGTGGTGCTTCAAAAGAATGGAGAATTTGTATCTACATTTTATGCATCTAATATCATTTACATCAAAAGAGAACTTAAGCCTATTGTAAAAGATGATAAGTAATATAAGTTAGTTACACCACAAAGATTACACTTGCTCTGAATATTAAACCATTCAGAGCTTTTTTTTGCTTTGAACTTAATTTGAATTTGTAAATAATTAAGGTAGATTAATAGGTGAACATTTAAATACTAATATTTGGAACTTAGGTATGAGAAAACCTTATAAATCTTCATTTCCCGCTAATTCTATACAAAAGTCAATTGGGGTCAAAGAACAAAAAAACTACAATCAATCATGGGATGGCGATTATTGTGGATATGGGTATGCAACATCAAAAGGCTGGCGAAGACTCGGAGCTTCCATAGCATGGCAATACTACAAAGAAAATAGTGTAGTTGCTCATGCTGTTGATATGATAGCTGATGCCTTTGCTCCAATTAATCCTAAGATTTGGGATAACAAAGATAAAATTTGGATTGATGAAATTCAACGTAGTATTCCAGAAACTCAAGCATTAGAGCTATTCAGAACGCCAAACACCGATAAGTCTGGTTCATACTTCAGAGGTCAATGCGCTCGTTCTCATCCTGTAACCGGTGATATTTATACTTACACTACTTCAATTGCAGATGGTGAACCAAAAGAGTTATTTTACGTTAATCCAAAAGACGTTAATATTATTCCAGATCCTCAACATGGCGGTGTAAAAGAATATCAGATACTTTATTCAACTGGTGGTATAAGGTTTAAGCGTGATGATTCTGGTGGTAAAACTCGTTACATTGCCGATCACGGCGTTGCTCAGTGGGAATTAAATCATACGAAAAGATTCAATCCAGATGAAAGTTCAAATTCTACGGATGGTTTATGCGGATTTTCAAAACTTAATCCTGTGTTTTTTGAATTGGATCAGCTTATTAATGCATCACTTCATAACACTAACACCTTAAAACGTGGTGCTAATGTTGACATGGGATTGATGATAGACAAAGACGTAGAGCTTACAGACGAGCAAATCAAAAGGCTTCAAAAGCAAATACAAGAATTCCAAGGTCCAGACTCAAAGCGTGTAATCGTTCTTGAAGGGGGTAAAAGTATTGAGAATCTTACAACGTCAATGAAAGACCTAGAATTTCTTGGAGGTGTTAAATTAAACAAAGAACAGGTTTATAATAACCTAAATATCCCTCTTGCAAAAGTCAGCTCTGAAACAATGACGCTAGATAATTACAAAGTTGCTGATGCCGTATTTTATAAAGACGCGGTAATTCCGTTTGGTCAAATGTACTACGATGAAATGAGTCGTTTTCTAATGCCTCGATATAATAAAAAATGGGATGGCAGATATTCGCTTGGAATTGACCAAAAGGATATCAAAGCTCTTGAACCGTTGATTATCGCAATGATTAAAGATAAGATTGACACAGGTATGTATACAGTCAATGAAGGTCGTGCGTTGCTTGATTTGATTAATATCGGCCCTACTGGTGATGTGTTCTATATTCAGTCTTCAATGCTTCCGATTGGAACAATAATGGAACCTGAAGAAAAGTCATTGATAAGCACATTAGAGAATACTGATTTGAGAAAGTATTATGCAAATATAACTAAGATGGCTGATGAGTAATGCCAGTACTAAACCAATCAGACAAGAAGAAACAAGAACGCGCTGACATTCAAGATTTGGAGAAATTCAAATTAGAGGATAAACTAGAAAAGCGCTTAAATCGTTTGTTCAAAGCTATTTCGTTGGAATGGGCTGACGTATATGCTCAGACAGGGCGTAACATACGGTTTGAGCTATTTGAAGACGATATGAACGCTGTTCTTAAAGATTCCTACCGCGATACATCAAAAAAGTTTCATGTAGATTTGCGCAATCAATTAGAAGACCAAGCTGAATCAGATCCAGATAACGAATTATTTGCATTGCTGCTATTACTTCGCAATCAGTCAGAGGTTGAGATTAGAGCAGAGATTGTTGCTGAGATGATGTCAACCGTTAATAGACAAACTGGATTTATTCTAAACACGACTGAGAAAGTTGTCAATAAGCATACTCAAGACGTAATAGATGAAGCAATAGAAGCAGGCGTATTTCTATCTACAGCTGAAATAGCTAAAGAAGCACGAAAACGAATCAACAAAGAGAATAAGAATAGATCCGTAGGAATAGCTCAAAATGAAGTTGGTAATGCTGCCGAAGCGTCAAAGCAGACTGAAGCTACAGTATTTGATGATGCATTAAGCGCAGGAAATGTAACAACAGCAACAGGCGTGGCTATATTTCTGATCAAGACTTGGTGGACAGTTAATGATGGAAAGGTTAGAACATCGCATCGTATTGCTAATGGTCAAATTAGAAGAATAAAAGAGCCATTCTTGGTTCAAGGTCAATTGCTGATGTATCCGAAGGACGATTCCTTAGGGGCTACGATAGACAATATAGCTAGATGTAGGTGTGAGAGTATTATAACGTAAAAAGCCACACTATGGTTAACTAGTGTATAAGAATATTAAATACTATTTTTAATCTCCATTGCTATTCTTGAATGAGTCACAGCCTTTCCTTTTATTCTTTCTGAAACTATATTTCTTTTTATTTGGTAAGTTGAATTAGATGAGAGTGTCTGTGGGATACTATTGCACAAAGAAAAATATTTATCTGATAGTTTTTTATGATGTGTTTCATTTACTATTTTTATCTTATCTTCGATGCTATTCATTTTATCACCATTATTTGATTGTGGGAAGGATAGCCTTCCCCTTTAGATTACTTTCCCCAAAACATCTTTGGATGTCCAATCCAAGTACCACTAGAATCAAGTGAACCAGACATGATAAGCATCTCAGCATCACGCTTTAATGTTTTTGTATACTTAGTTTTTAGTCCGCTAAGTTCAACAGCTGTCATCTCGACAGTCGTTGCATTATCCATAATGTCTTCAGACATAAGATGGAATGTTTCTCCGGTATAAACTCTAGCAGATAAAGTACTCATATCTAACCTCCTTTTCCTGATTCATTGCCTTGGTTGATACCTA